GTTAATGATTTTTTTATCTCTGAAGAATCACTTTTTTGGGACTGCATGCTTTTTCCCAATTCTTTGAGTTTAGTTGCAGCAAGTATATCTTCCTGCCCTGTTGTTGCAGCTGCAGCTGATTCAATACCTTGTCCAGTTATCATATCTCCTTTTTTTCTTGATTGTCTTAAATCTCTATTTCCATGTTTTATTGAATCAAAAATGCCTTTGAATTGTTGCTTCATTTTTGCCAGAAATTTTAATTCTCCTGAAGGAGACATGCCTATTTTAGAGAATTCTTTGTATTTTTTTAGCATTTCATCGGCACGTTTTTTTGCAGACTCAAACGCCTTATCAGTATCATCAACAGCACTTATTTTAAATTTTAATTCTTCTGGCATTCTATTGTTTCTCCAAATTCTTTAACTCTGTTTTCTTCCATAAATCAAATTGTTTCTTTATTAATCCATCTATTTCTTCTTTTTTCATTCCTTGTTCTTTATACATTTCAACAATTTTCTTTATAGCTCCTTTTTTAACAAAATCACCAATCTTTTGATCATCTATTTCTTTTACTTTCCTATATTTCTTAATATTATCTGCCAAGTCTTTCATTTCTGGCATTATATTTATTCCTTCAAATAAAATTATTTTTTGTTCAGGATATAATGCCAGAAATCTTTCATCTGTTGGCAAAATATTAAACTTATTTATTATCCAAAGATCTAAAAAACATTCTGGTGATTTTAAAATTTCATCACTCAGTTTTTTTTTAACTTTTTTTGAAATTTCTCTTCACTATCCAAATAAAACTTCCATAAATCAATTAAAAAATCTTCATCTGGACAATTGTCAGCCCCATTCCACCATCTTGGATTATTAACTATAACATAATTTAGTGTTACAATCATTCTAATAAATTCATAATCTTTAGATGTAATACTTTCTAAAGAAACACCGCCAGTTGCTCTAGAAGTTAATGAAATTATTTGTGCTTTCTCAGATGGAAGTGGAATTCTAATAGTGAATTTTCCTATTTCTTTCCCAGCCTTATCGCTTCCAAAATCTTTTGAAAACTCTCTTTCAGCTTCTGTAATAACCAATCCTTTATATTTTATTTCTTCTGACATACTTTCATTCTCCTCCTTTCAATATATTTTATTAACTTACATTTCCTTCTTGAGGAATAACTTCTCTACATCTCCAAGTAGTATTTTTGCTTGATAAACTTCCACTATCAAGGTTAACACCACTTGTAGCACATTTACATTCCCTTAGAATATATAATGTTTTATTTGTAACAAGATCAAGAAGTTCAAAACTTACTAACCCAGAAGTTAAAATTGTTCTTCTTGTAGGAATTGGAAGATTATCAGAGATACTTCCTATTAATACAAACGTTCCAACAGTTATAGTACAATTATAACCTTGAGATTTATAGCCTCTATCACCATGAAATCCTAATGTTCTTATACCTTGTAATTCAAAATCTTCATCAAAAGAAACATTAGTTGCCCAAGCAACAATTTTTCCATCAAGTTTTACTATAGCATCTAGCCCAGCTAAAACAGGAACATCAGGATCTTGAGCACCTTTTATTGTCATCATAGCTAAAACAATACATGAAAAAAACAATAAAAAGATTGAAAAACACTTATTAAAAAACTTTTTCATTTCTTATTAACCTCCTTTCTTATTTCTTGAACCCCACAACAGTAAAATTGTGGGTTACCAATATAAAGTTTACAGGAACAACTAATGTACCTTCATAACTTATTTTAACAACATCACCTTCAACTACAAATTGAAAGTTTCTATAAGCATTTCCTAAATCTGGGTCTACTACAAACCACCCTTGATCAACATAATATTCTAATCTAAGTTGTGCTCTATTTTTTAAACTTTCTAAAACTGTATTATCTCCTGGCTCACCTATTAAAGCTTCAACATATGTTCTATGGTCTTTAGTTATATACAATGCTGTTCTCATTGCACTCCACTCATTGAGAATTATATTAGAAGCTTGATATGTTGTTACAGATCTAACTACTCTTATTCCACCTAATGGGCTGGGTTGAGCGATCATTACTCCACCTTTTATGTAATCATCAATATCAGAATTGGAAAGAACTTCTTTTACAGCAACAGCATTTATCATTTTGTTTGTAGGAGCAAAGTTTATAGCATTTCCAGCTGACATTCCCATTATTTCACATGCACCGTAAAAACCGTCCCAAGTTTGAAGATCTCCATTCTTATCATATCTTTTTATCTCAGTTCCAAAAAAACCAGCCAAACTGTCATTTAATGCAGCTGCTGCTGCAATTTTTTGAGCTTTTGTTTGACCATCAGCAGGACCGACACAACCTTGTCTTTCATTTCTTCCAGTCGATGCTGACATTTCCTGTAAATGAGTAGATAAAGCAGCATGAACTGCAGCTTCCCCAGTCATCACGCCAACAAAAGAAGCATCTGTTAAAGCTGTAACTTGGCTCATTGCATCAGTGTAATCCTGTGTAACTGGAGTAGCACCTTCAGCTCCACCTGTAATATATTCATACCCAGTCATATTAGCAGGAACTCTTCTTTCTCCTCCAGAGGTTAATTCTGCAGTTAAATATTCTGAGCTATTGTTAAACCAATCTAAACAAGCTTGCAAAATAGCTTTAATTGTGTAAGATGTTTTAACATCAACACTGTCTCCAGCAACAATCTTATCTAATTGAGAAGTTAAAAAGCTTCCATCACCTAATAAAGTTGCAGAATATACATTTGTTCCACCAGTATTTTGATATGCATTCAAATATGCAACTAATTCTGCAGCTGTGGTATATGTTGTTAAATCAATAGTAACATCATCTCCAGCTGCTCCTCCTGTGGTTGTCATTACTAAATTACCTGCAGGATCTAATGTCATTGCACATGCAGAACCAGTACCAGTATATTGTACACTTAGAACTTCTTCAGTAATATCATCTTTTTCTACAGTTGTTGTTTCAAATTTAACTGATATTTTCTTTCCTTTCGTAGTACCAGCAGAAACTTGAAATCTTATTTGGTTAGTATAAAGACCATAGTCTTTAGAATAGACATCTAACACATCATCTGTGTCAACATCCTGAATTGTTAAAGAACTTCTTGTTGCTTTATTAACTCTTATTACTCCAACATATGGAGCTCCATTGACTCCAGCTTGAGCTGATGGATTTAAAGCAAATAATGCACCATAATATGCAGCTCCATCTCTAAGAATTGAATTAATCTCGTTTGTATTTGATACCCAATTTATTCTATCTTCAGCATTTGGATATTGTGTTGATGCATTAAAAGGAATTCCTCCTTTACATTCTCCAATTAATAAGAGTCTTGAACCTGAAGCAGCAGCAACATCTAGGCCTGAAACATTTCTTTTTCCATAATAACCTGGTCGATATAAATCTTTCCCGTCAAATCTAACGGGGGCAACTCCTGTTCCCATATTTAATTACCTCCTTATTTAATTTTTGTTTTTAAACATTTACTCATTAATTCTTCAAACTTTTCTAGTGACATTCTTTCATTTATTCCATATCCAGTAGATATGTACCAACTTTTAAAAGCAGAATTTTCTAAAGATGTTCTTTTGTTACTAGACATAAAATCACTTAAATTTAACATAACTTTAGTTTTTTCTGTTTTTATTTTAGCTCTTTTTTTATTTTTTTCTAAAGGCATATTATCCTCCTTCTCCTAAAACAACAAACGTCGGTTTTTCATTTGCTTCACCAGCAATAAAATGATTTATTTGTTTTAGTTCTGTTATAGAATCATCAACTTGTATATTTTTATATGTATTCATAAAGTTCAAAGAAAATTCAGCACCAAATAATGTTTTGCCTAACTCGTAATTATACAATGCATTCTGCCCTTTTAAATCTAAGTTTTTTACTCCTTTTGCAGAAAGATCTAATTTTGATCTTCCTAAAATAGATCTTACTATTGAATATAACATTCTTGTTACTTCAATATTATCACTCCAAATAGATATATTAACATTTTGAAATCGAAAGTACTTATATTCTATAGCATAGAGTTTCTCCCCAGCTTTGGCTGTCAATGCTGCTTGAATGTCAGCTAATACGCTATCTGACATTATTATTCCGTTTTTAAATCTGTTTTGTATACTAATTGCTGTTATTTCATCTAAAAAAGTTTGTGTTATTATTACAGGTTTTCTTCCTGCTCCCATCAATTGTTGAGGATTTCTAGAATCATCAATTAATTCTACTCCAATAGCTGGCAGTATTGATGTATAATTTCCATCGTCATCTGCTAATAATGCGTTCCCGTATTCCATTGCCAATGGATGTGTATCTTGTATAGATGGAATATCTCCACAATATCCATTTGTAAGTTCACTTAATTTGTATTCAGCAATATTATCACTTATAAAATCAATAAAATAATTAACTTCATCTATAAGGAATTGTGTAAAATTATATATTGCCATTATTAATATCCTTTCTCCTTTAAAAAATCTACTCCTGCTTTAATATCTTCTAATAAACCTTCTTTTAAAATTCTTTTTATTTTTGGTTGTAATACCATTTCTAATTTTGAATAAACTGGACTTGCTGGAACTCCAGGGTATATCCATCCAACAGATCTTTTACTAACTATTCTAAATGTCCCATAAACCGAATGTCCAGGACTTCCTGTTTTTAGTAACCCTCCATAAATATCATCTCTTGATTTTCCTTTCAATTTATCAGCTTTTGTGTATAATTTTCTTTTTTCATCACCAATTCCTACAACTCTATATCTCTTCATGATATCACTCTTGCCAAGTTTTTTAGCCATTTTATATATTGGCTTTGGCATAGGATTTACTCTCGTTGATGTAGGAACTCCTTTTCTAAAAAACACTATATTATATGGCTCACCTTTATCATTAAACCGTACTTTGGGCCCATTCAATAAACCAATTTTCATATCGAATCTTTTGACGCCATCTTCGACAAAATTTACAAACATTCCAGATGCTGAAACACTAACTTCTAATGGATTTTCTTGGGCATCTATATTTATGCTATCCCTGTATTTTTTCTTCCAGCCTTCTTTTGAGCTAGAGGAATCTACCATTTTAACCCATTCTCGTAATGTTTCATTAGCAGCAATTTTAATTGATCTAGTTAAACCCGGTAAATTTTCAGCACCTATAAGATTTATTAATTTGCCTAGAGCTTCTCCTCTTTTTATTATAAATATTTTCATGATATATCTAATTCCTTTATACCAAACTTCTTAAAAATTCTTAACAAAACAGTTTTTGGAAAACGTTTATCTTCAGCATTTGTTGTATTCATTTCATCCTTATATACGGTATAACTAGGATGGTACCTCAAAACAACAGAAAATTTTTTGCCATTATTAGGGGAACTTCCTATCCATACTAAGTCATTATATTCACTCAATTTAAAATCTATATCTTTAGTATATATAGTTCCATCTTCATCTTCAATATCTTCCAATATTTCATATACTTCAAAAAATGGCAATTCATCTTTAGTTCCAGCTCCTCTTTTTATTATTACACTCTCAGTTACAAAAGCAGTTAATAAAACAACTACATTTCCTCTTTTTATATAATATCCACCAGGAAATGTTGCCTCAATATCACTCTGTTTTATATCTTCTCCCCATTTTAAAAGAGAATTTTGTAATTTCAACCTACCTATTATTGCTTTTATTGGTAAAACATATTCATAATCCACTTCTAAAACATCATTAGATAATGGAGCAGGTTTAGCCCCACTTTCACTATCCAATGTTATAGATTGTTTTGCAAAAGATAATACATTATAATCTATAGCTTGAGTAACATTTCTTACTCTACTTACACTTATTATATCTCCATGAACACCAAAAGGATTAGATAATCTAGCTGTTGATTGCATTTCCGTTCCTGTCGTATGAATAATATATGTGCCATCACTTGTAGAATTTTCATCTGTCACAGAATTTGGAATTTTATAATCATAAGTAACCTTTATATGTTCATATCTTTTAGGAAAGTCCTGCCCTGCTGTAAGCATTATAGATTCATCATCAAAACTAGCAACATTATAATCAGTTATATTTAATTGGCATGTTTTTGTTATTCTTTCAACTTTTCTTACATTAACTATTGGAGTATAAAATGGGTATATTTTACTTAAATCATCACATAATCCATGTGGGCTATTCTCTTCAATTACCATATATTTTTCTTGAAAATAAAATTTATAGCCTCTTCCATTACAAAGAGAACAAAAAAGTTTAGGTTTTCCATGTGTTATACATGGGCATTTTTTTGCTTGCAATAGTTTGACTAATTGCCCTTGCCTTTCTATTACAGCTTCATGCTCATTTGGTCTAGCTTCAATATTTACTAAACTTTGCCCACTATATGGATTATTGTTTGTTCCCATTATTTTTTACCTTTCTTCTTTTTTTCAACAATAGGTTCAAAATCAGTACCTCCACAACTATCACAAATATCTGTTCTAGTTGGAACTACTTTTCCACAGTTTAAACATTTTTTATTCATTTTTTTCCTCCTAGTTTTATTAAAAATTATGTTTTTATATATTTTTTTGCAACTTTTGCTAATTCTGGTAAAGTATATTTGTCCCTTAAAGCTCCACTTAAAATAGTTTTATCTTTATAAACCATATCAGTTCCATCAAAATATAAATCACTATCTTTCTTATTTTTTCCAAGAACAACATGAATTGCTGTAGATAATAAAGATCTATTTGCACCAAACAATTGATCCTGATATTTTAAAGTTCTCCATTCCCCCATTGCATCACGAAGGCGCTTTGAATTTCCAAAATCAAAATTTATGTCTTCATATACTTTTTCTTTTTTTTCTTTAGTAATTATTTCATATTTTTTTCCAGGTTCCTTTTTTGTTCTTTCTTTCTTAACCGGTACCCACTTACCTTCTGCTATCTTTTTCCTTCCTTTGGATACTGTACCTATCGGCATCTTCTTAGATTTCATCAGGTTACCGTTTTCATCTAATATTGTAGATTTAAGAAACTCGTCGTCATTTAAAAATGGTTGCTTCATAATTATACCTCCTATAAAGCGGCAATTAAAATACCACTATATTTATCTTTATTATTTTTATAAAATATTTTCAAATCATCCCAAAATCTCAAAATTCGTGCTCCAAACATAGCTGATGTTGCTGACATAGTAGTTGCATAACTTTCACTTATTCCTGCAAGGCCTATAGAACTAGAAGCTATGGCTGCTGCCCTTCCGTCTCCATAATCAGCCAATAAATTTATAGCAGCTAATTTTCCTACAACATTTATAAGCTCTCCCCATTTTTTTCTAAATGTTAATACATTTGTGAACCCAGCTGTGTAATCTACATGAAAAGCATCAGGATAATTTCTAACACCAGCCCCGAAAGAAGTTACACCAAAGAATGTTTGGCCTAAATATATAGGCAAAGCATCTAAACTTCCTTGATTTGGAAAAAACTCTAAACTTCCTTTTTCATAATTTGGCTTTACCCACTGAGTTATATCTATAAGTTGGTTTCCAGCTACATCCTTAAATATAACAGAATCTAATGATAAAAGAGGCCTTCTTCTGAGTTTAATATATATATAATTTTGGTATTCTTTTCTATTAAAATCATATGCTTCTTCAAATTCATAATCTATTCCTTCATCACCTGTTAAACCATTTCTTGTTTCACCATATCCTGGCCTATATTTATATATTCTTTTTAATAGTTTTATCTTTAAGTCTCTTTCCACATTTTGAACTGCGTTATCTATATACCACTTCAAAGTGTCATCTGTTATAACTTGAGCGTTCGGTGCAACAAGATCATTTCCAAAAGCATATACATAGCGCAATTCATCAGGGGTTATTATCGCTCCCCAATTTCCATTTGCCGTCAAATCGGGGTCATTAAAAGCAAATCCTTTTCTACACTCAGCCATAATTTACTCCATTGTTTTAAATTTTATAATCATTTATTTTTAAACAAAGTCCTAAAATATCTTGAGTTATCATTTCCTCTTTATCTAATTTTTCAACTTCATTTTTTAATAAATTAATTTCCATCTCAGTGAAATTAATATCTTTTCCTTTATCTTTATCTTTGTTCCAAATATATTTTGAATTCTCTTCTATTTTAAATTCAATTTCTTTCATTTCATCTTGTGTAATTCTAACTTTTTCAGAAATATCTTTCACAATAGTTTGTGTTATCAAATTTCCTGTATTAGGATATAATTTTTGAATTATTATTCTTTCGAATATCATCAATTTCATACAGTAACTCCTTTATTTGATTAATGTAATGCCCTTAATTCATTCAAAGCGCCTACAATAGAAGTGGCAGTAAATCCCACTAATCCAGCCACTCCTGTTTCCGATATTGGCACATATGCTGATAAATTTTGATCACGAAATCTTACATTTCCAGACGTTACTCTTAAATTCAAATTATTAACTGATTGAAGTGTTAAAGATGTTGTATTTTGAATATTTTCTGCTGCGACTATTAATTGGCGGCCACCAACAGACTCACTTAAAACAAAATGAATTCCATAGCCAGCCCATGTTGATTGTTGTATTGAAATAGTACCAACTACACCTAAATAACTAGATCTAAACTGCAATTTATTTAAAGAAGACTCCATATCATATAAAATGTTCCCATCATTCATTGTAATTGTATGCACACCTGATTCAGCTCCATAAACATCATTAAATGTCGGTACAGACACTGCACCACCGCCAACTTCACTAGCTCCATAGTATAACTTATTCCCGTCAGAACTATTAGCCCACAAAGTTGTTGTATTCCCAGGATTGGCTGCTACAGGATCAAATTGCAAACCAGAAACTATCTCTATTTCACTTGGGTCTAATATTGAAAAATTTGCAATTACATCAGAGTTTTTTTCATTAAAAGAAGTTAACTCCAATATACCTAATTTTCCATCTTCTATTTGAGTTGGAACTGAAGAAGCCCATTTCCAATTTAAATCAAAAGATATATTTATGGTTTTTGTAGGTTGTATATATAATTTTGCTTCTTTAAATCTTTCTTTTTCAGAATTTGTAACACCTATAGATATATCACCAATAACAGTTATTATTTGAGCTTTTGGCCCATTCAAATCTACAACAAAGGAATTTTCTACATTACCAAAGTGCTTAACTTTCATCTTTTTATTCTCCTTAATATTTTTAAAAATATTTTAAAAATTTTATATAATTTCTCATTTTTTAATCATTATTATTTATTATAGTACAAATTCCTCCTTGTAAAGCTATTTCAGTTGTTATTTCATAATCATTAAATGATTGAACTCCTGCTTGGTGTGCCATTATTGCTAAAATAAGCAGTTACCCACATTATTTTTTATCCTCTTTTTTTTCAATAACATCAGGTTTAACACTTAAAGTTCTTAATACCAGATCAACACTAGGCTTGTTTTGCAACCCGCCTGCTTTCAATGTTAAGTCACACATCTTTACAATAATATTTTTCACTTCGTCTGATATTTCGTATTTCATTTTAACTCCTTTTATATTTTATTTTTAACTTCTTACCATCTGTAGTAATTCCCAATAAGTCTTGCCACTTAATGGGCCATTGGATACCGTAGTATTTTGCATATGATTAACAACACTGTCTGCTGTTGATCCGTCGTCTCCCAGAATAGCGCCAAGAATCTTATTAACCAATGCACCGTTTAAATGCTTAAGTTTTATATCGGTTGCGTTTTCTCCAATAAGTTCTTCATTTCCTCCTGCGTTGCCTGACTCGTAGTCGTTAAAGTCAATTGCATCACCGTCGTCTGCGTCGTTACGCCATTCCTGAAGTCCTTGAATAGCCTCAAGCGAACCCACGAAAAGCGGTATGCTTTTTATTAGATTTGTTACTATGCTTCTTGCTATTTCTGTTTTATCTGTTGCCATTTTTATTTTTTTCCTCTAAAAAAGTTTTAATAAAGTTACTTTGATTAACTTTTTTAATATTTAATTTTTTAAACATTTTTTTATTTTTTAATATTGTTCTAATGTTTAATTTTTTTCCTGGCTTTTTATACTCCTTCCCATTTATAAAAATAGACATACAATCACTCCTTAAACAATTTTTTCTTCAGCGATTATTTCAATTGAAGTTTTAATATCAATAGAACCTCCGCTTTTATATCCTACCCTCAAAAAAAGTCCAGCAACTACATCCATTTTTCCATTTCTAACAAAATTTAAATCTTTTCTTTTATAAACATATATATCTCTCACAAAATGACCTAATTCTAAAACATCTACTCCTACTGTTAGTCCATAAGTTGAAAATAACTCAAGAACATCATTTTTATCAATAACATAAAAATCTAATTGATCATCTTCATGAACATCATTTTCATTTATTATAGTACAAATTCCTCCTTGTAAAGCTATTTCAGTTGTTATTTCATAATCATTAAATGATTGAACTCCTGCTTGGTGTGTTCCTCTGAAACCTTTCCAAAGAGGATCATTTGGTGTTGTTTCATATGTAGGAGCTACTATTTGATGCCCATTTTCAGTATATTGTGGTAAATTTAAACCTTCTTCTTCTGGCATTTTTTAAATCCTCCTTAGTTTTTTTAAGAGAAAATTATCTTTGTTTCCGCATTCAGGACAAATATAATCACAATCAAGCAAATCTGTAGAATAAATTTTTGATTTACAATTACTACAAACTCCTATATTTATTTCTTTATTTTTTGCTGCATTACAGTTATTACATAATTTAAATCTATATATATTTTTACAAAGATCTTCTCTTATTTTCATAAAATAAGAATCATTATATATTTCTATTGCTCCTTTTGAATTAACATTTCCAAACATAGAGCTTTTACTAAAAAAATCATCACAACATAAAAGAACATTCCCACAACTATCAATTGTTAAAGTTCCTCCTGTCCCCATGCATCCAACTTTATTTGTATTTATACTTTCAGCTGGGATTGGATTTAAACCAGATCTATTTCTAATATTATCTCTTGTGTTTTTAAATAAAACTAATTTATTCCTATATTGTGGATATTTATTTTTTAATTTCTTTAATTCTAAATGTCTTAAGGACATTTTTTCATAATATTGAACAACTATTACTGAAACATCTAAAGCCATTAGTTTCAAAAATTTTTCTTCTGTTAATAAAAATCCATTTGTATTTAATGGAACATCAGCTTCAGGAAGTTTTTTCTTTATATATTCTATACATGAAAATAGTCTAGCATCCATCATTGGTTCACCAAACAACCATAAACAAACTTGGCCTTTATAATTATGTTTAACTAAATTATTAATAATGTTTTTAAACGTTCTATATCTCATAGAATCTTTAGCTTCTTGGTAAACAGGAAGTGGGCAGTAAAAGCAATTTTCATTACATATAGTACAAAGTTCTATCAAAATAACATTTGGTAATAACATTTATTATATCTCCACCTTCTTTAAAATAACCATAGATTCTTCTTCAATTATATTTTGATAATATTCATATTCTTCAGTTTCTCTCAAATCTCCATTCATCCAATATTTATTTATAGTAAATCCTGTTAATTTCTTGTTAGAATAATGATAAATAATTTCTTCAACTTTATCAGCATATGTTCCATCTCCATTGTCTGTATGATACCATGTTTCTTTTTTTAATTGTCTATTTCCTGTATATTTTTTTATTCTATATTTTTTTTCTCCAATCAACGGAGGGTCATCATTCACTCCTCTGCTTGCTTCTATTATTGAATTTATTGTATTTTGTTCTTGTTGTGTTAATTCATAATCTGGATAATTCACAATACCATTAGCTTCATCACATACAACAAAAAATTGCTCATCGATTCCACTTTCATTTTGAATTTTTCTACCAAGTGTACAAGGCGTTATGTCCCATTCATTTTCAATTGAGTTTCTAATAAAAGTTATTTCCATTTTTTCTCCTATTGAGAAATATATCTCATTCTAACACCTAAATAATGCAAAGTTATATTATCATGTCTTACTCTTAATCCACACACATGACCAGCTTCTAAATGATGCATAATATCTGCAACTTTTAAAACTTCTATTGTATTTCTTGATAAATTCAATCTTGCTGTTCCGAACCCTGAATTATCATCATAAGGTCTTCCTTCAGCAGCATGATAACCATCCATACTAAAATTAACAGTGGCTGTGTCCTCAGGAATAAAAACGACCATAAGCTCATCTATACTTTTAAAATCTTCAGGAGATTGAAAAGTAAAAAATATCTCTCCACCAGCAGCAATTCTTTTAACATTATAATACCCTTTACTATTATCATATTCAACTCCAGTAAAAAAAATTTCTTTGACATAATTTTCTATTCTACTTTGATTTATATCTATAACATTATTAGCTTTTATTTTAATTATAGAAACATCACCACTATCAGTTACATTTAAAAATTGTGAGCTTGATGTTCCTCCTAATTGAAAAATTGCTCTTCTTAAATTAAAATATAATGATCTTGAATCACTTCCTTCAACATCTATAGAAGCATTTCCTGAATTCCTAGTTATTCTAAGAGATTGAACTCCATCAGTGTGATATAATTTAAAACCATCTCCATTAGTATAAGGTTTCAATAAATTTGATTCTTTGTCTAAAACATTATTTAAATCAACATTCCTATCAGCCATAGTTATATTTCTTGTATTTCCTGATGCTACTCCTGAAACTTCAAATTTTGTTTTCTTTGTATTATCTGAATCATCATATATTTCAAAATTATCATCTTTAAATATAGAAATTACATCTCCTAATCTTGCCCAAGAAACTCCATTACTTCTATAAAATCCTTTTCTTTTTCTATTTATTAAAAAAACTCCTGTTGCTTGTAAAACAATATATATTTCACTAGGATGTAATGTTGCATCTGGTAAATCATTATATGTTTGCACTTGAGGATAACCTGAAGACCCTGGCGTATCTAACTCATTAAATGTAACTACTACATCTTCTTTTCTTATTCCTTTTGTTGTTATTTTTAATAATCCAATTTTTCCATTATTTAATATTGCAGGTTTTATTGTAAGCCATTTCCAATTAGAATCGAAAGTAATTATCCTATTTCCTATAGCATGTATATATATTTTTACTTCTTTTGCTATAGTTTCATTCAATCCAACTATACCTAATGTTATATCATTTAATATTCCTATTGTTTGAACTTCAGCTTCATCTAGATTTATTACATAATTATTACTTACATTTCCAATATGTTTTATTTTCATATTTTGCCCTTTTAAAAAACATAGTGCCTAGTATCTATCTAGACACTATGTTTTTAATTACTTATTTGCATATTGTTAATCTTTCTTTATTACTAAAACAGTAACCAATCCAACAGTACTTGCAACTACATCTCCAGCACAAACTATCTGAAGTGTTCCGTCTGCAGCAATTTCTGAATAATCATTATCAATTGTAGATGCTCTACCGATTGTTTTATCAACAGCGCAGACTATTGCATCAGTAATATCATTTGTTCCATCTGTCAATTTAATTGTTCCATTTGTTGAAGCACCTCTAGGCTGAACAATAACATCAACAATTTCAAATTTGAAAGGAGCATCTGCATCATAAATTTTCACATCAGCAGAGCCTGTTGTTACTTCTTTTGTAATAGCAATTAAAGGAGCATCATTATTTTCTAATGTTCCTAATTTAGCTCCATCAATTTCATCATCAGCAATATGTCTGTTTTCTACACAATTATCCTGAATATCTTGAGGTGAAACACCTTCAATTGTTGAATCAGGGGCATATGTACTAGCTGATCTTTTTCCCATATTTTGTTTACCTCCTTTTTAAACTCCTGTAACTCTACAAAAATGTACAGTCACACTTGATGATGCTGATACTTCAAAACCACCATCAAATCTAAATGGAAAACGTAGAGAATGTTCTGCTGAAACAATAGCTCTTGTTACACTATCCTTATCTTTGATTGTTGCGGCATTTGAAGATGAAGCACCAAAAATTCCTAATATAAAATATACAGCATTATCATCCTTTTCATCTATAGAAGTTCCTGCAATAAACTCTGCATTGTTTATAGAAGCTGTATATACATCATTAAAATTAAAAGTTTTCATCCTTTTCTCCATATAAAATTATGCCGAATCTGCAATGACTCGGCATAATTTATATTTTATTTACTTAATTATAAATCAAGTAATGGATTTCTTTGAACTCTACTTACTCCGACATTCTTAAAGTAAACATATCTCAAAGGAGCATACCATTTAGGAACAACATAAAAATTCACTGTTCCCCATCTGTATGGAGCAATCTTTGCATATTCTACTCTATGAATAGGAGCTAACTGTGAAAGTGCCATAGTTCTTAATTCACCAGTTGTAGTATTATCTACTAAAACTGATTTAGATGTACCTGGAAGATCCAAGTTTTTATCTTGATAAGAAGCTGTAGCAGCATCAACAGTCTTCATATAATAATATACTCCTGTCCCTGGCTCAGCTTCACCATATATTTCATATGCTGTAGCTGCATAAGCACCAGATCCAGCAGTAATTGTTATCGTTAAAGCTCCACTAGCTGCAACTGTTGCAGCAGCTGAAGCTGCACAAGCAGCTGATTTACCATATTGGTTAATAGCACAAACTCTATAACGATAATCACCAGCTATTCTTCCACCACTTCCTGAAGCTGCCCATAGTGATCCACTAACAGTTGGAGCATTAACAGCAACAGCAATTGAAGGTGTAGCAGGAGCTTTTGCTGAAGTAGCTCCTTCAATCAGCTGAGATTTATCAGCTGGATTTTTAATCTTTGGAACTCCCTGAGCTTCTATACTTAAGAAGATATCAGGTTTAAATGCAAAATTACCAAATGAAGTTCTCATTCCTGAAACAGCATGACCTATTGAAATCAAACCACTTCCAGTTGAAATAACTTCTTGATTAATACGAGCAGTTCCTGGGGTAATACCAATTAATTGATCTAAAGATGTTTGAACACCTGGAGAAATATACATATCTGTTGGTGTACCAAAATTATCACCGATTAATTGAGCTGCATCTCTAAGATTAGCTTCAGTAATTGTAGCACCTCTTAAATCAATTATATGATCTGTTGTTCCATAAGTTTCAACAGTTTTTATAATTCCATCAAATGACTGTGGAATCATAGCGCTGTCACCAAAGAAAAGGTTTTTTTCTGTTATTCTTAGTGCTCTCATCATAGCTGCTTGAACAGCTTTAACTTCACCGCTTGTAATCTGTTTTGTATAAGCAAGAACATCAGATGCTTTCCATAATGTTCTTACATATTTAATAACAGCGTAAGCACGTCTGAAATCAGGATCACCTTCTTCTGGGTTTTCCATCTGGCCAACAAATCCACCTTCAGAACCATATCCATCCTGTACTGAATATTCTTCTAAAGTACTAAAAGCTTTTGTAAGACCTATATCTTTAAAAAACTTTAAATGTTTCTCTTGGAAAGTTAACATAGCCAATTGAGATTCAAGTGATTGCATCTGTAATGCTCCACCATCTTGAAGATTAGCTATGTCAGTTACTCCCTCATGAGCTTGAAGGGCTTTTACTAACTCGCTGACTTCTGCAGCATTAGATTCACCATAACCCTCAAAAAAATCTTTGCCGAGATCCATATTAATTCACCTCCTGTTCACTAATTGTAGGAAGATGTTTCTTTATAGATGCTAAAGTATTTTTGTCTAATACTCTTGCATCATAATTAGAAAGTTCATATTTTGAAATAATTGAACTACTAACTTCACCTTCTTTAAAAGATTTTAGAAGGGCATTTGATACCTCTTCTTTTGAATAAGTTTCTTTTTTAGGTTCTCCATTACCAAAACTCTTTTCAAGAATTTGGTCTTTTGTAATGACTCCTTTTGGCTTTTGAGGAGTGCTTGCAACACCCTCTATCTCTCCTGAAAAAGATTTAATTAATTCAGAAGAAGACTTTACTATTTCAGAAAATGATTTCTGAATCTCTACAGATTCCTCTTGAGATTTCTTTAAATCAGATATTTCTGATTTTAAAAGAGTTGTCTGTTCAACAATTTGATCTAAAATCTCAACAAAAGATTTTAAAACTGGAACAGCATCAATAATCTCTTCACTTTCCTCAGCTAGTGAATCCAATGATTTTTTAACTTTGTTTTCTTTCTTTTCAGCATCATCATCATCATCATCATTCTCATATTCTTTCATCATTGCTTTCACTTTCTTTCTTGTCTTCTCATCTTTCATTAACTCTTTCAATTCTGAATGAGTTTTAGATTTAATGAGCTTGTCCATAACCTGCAAATTGTCATCTAAAGACTTCTTTAAGTCTTTTTCCTCAGCATTTTCTGATTCATCGACCTTTGCTTTTTCTTGGTCTTTAGCTTTAGGATCCATGTTTTTTCACCTCCTATTAAAATATAGCTTTCACTATAGATGGGCTATTCATTGCTAACAATTCTATTATTTTGTGGCATTCAATATCATTGAATCCTAGCCCTTTTAAATATTTTTTATATGTTTCATAATTACCACCTATCTTTCCTGTAATTATATCAGAAATTATTAATGGTAATTCTTTTTTTATTTTAGCATAATTTATATTTCTAACTCCTTCTAATGATTGGGTTTGCAATGCCTGCCCACCTGAAAGATTAGAAATATCTGTCTGCACTCCTGCTTC